GATTCCCGTAAGGAAGATACATCTGATATTAACATGCAGGATGCGTTGATGGAATATAGTGAAGCAAACTTCTGTCCTATTGTTGACTTGAGCCAAGCACACAGTATGCTTATGGATAAAGCCTACAATGATAGGTTTGTATTTACTGATGGTGATGTTACTACTGTTAACATGAATCAGACAAAGAATGGTAACAGATACTTTGTTCTAGCAGACTTCAACTCGGAGTTCTCTCTAGATGATGATAACTTAACATGTTGGACACCACCACATATTAACATAGACTTTGGTATTGGGTCAAAGGTTGTTGTTGTAGGTAGGACTTCACAAGGTACTGATGAAGACGGTAACTTAAGACCAATTTCATTGAATGTCAATGGAATACTTGTAACAAAGGCTAGAGGCGGTAGTCCTGAAGAGATAACTCATATTGAGGATGACTCAGATGGGTTTGATGATGACTGGATGCCAGTCTGATTACATCTTGTGTAACCATACACTTATTGTTGGTCATAGGGGTGCAATGCCCCTAAAATAACTTAAGAGTTGATAAAATGAATAAAGGATACTATAATGAATATAATATAACTTCGTATGCTGATGATGATGACATAATTCATGGTCAATCATACGCNATAAGGGTTAGTAACATTGATTTTGTTACTTGGAAACCCAATAACGAACTAAAAAATGAGATTTGGATGAAATTACATACTAAATCCGGTAAAGAAATAAGAGTAAAAGTAGATAGAGAAGGATTGAATGAAATATTAGCCACAGTTGGTAATGATTTAGTTCAATTTGAAGATAATAAAAGGAATAGGAATGAATATGAGTTGGAACAAAGGAAAAAGTACAGGTACTAAAACGTTTGAAGAAAGAAAGAAAGAAAGACTTGAGAAAATCAAGTATAAAGCAAAAGTAGCAGAATCCTACATGTGTTTAGGTATTTGGGGCGAACCAAAATCTGCTAAATCTGCAATATCATTAGATATTTTGTCTGAAGAAGATATTAAAAACGACATGAAAGTGTATGTTTTTGATTTCGACAATAGGGCTATTGATGTTAAAAGAAACCACTACAATAACATAGATAATATCGTTGTTGATAATCCAATTGAAAGAAAGGATGATAGTTTAGTTGATTTTGATGCTACAATGATGAATGCTAGAACTTTTTATGAAATGGCTATGGAATGTTTAGAAGAAGGTAAACTAAAAGCAGTAATAGTTGATGGAGCAGATAAACTTCTAACAGATGTTTGCGAAACTAAGATGCGTGAGAAGCATGGCATGGATGCTGATACTGTTATCAAGCAACCTCCGTATGTTTGGGGTGATAGAAACACACCTTACAAGAACTTCTTACATAAGCAGATACTAGAGATGCCTTGTCATCGAATAGTGATTGCACATTCTAAAGATAAGTATGCAGGTAATCCTAACCCTATTGGTGTTGAGGCTAACTGGCATGACTCAACAGAAGATATCTTTACTGCTACAATTCGTATGCAGAGAGACTTAAGAAAAGGTGGAGCAGAATATACTGCATTGTTCGAAGCAAGTGCAAGAAAGCCTGAACTTATTGGAACAAGAAGAAAGGTTCTATCAATTAAAGATGGTACTATTGATTGGACTGGTGTTGCTGAAATTAAAACAGGCGAACTTTAAGAGGTAATAATATGACAATAACAATAACAATAGAAACAGATGATTTCAGAGAGTTAATAGAAAGCGTTGCTCTGAAAGGGAAATACAATCATGGCGACAGTAGTAAGAATGGTCAACTGAGTAATTATGCTTGGTTAGTTAGTGATGGTGAGCATCTTAATGCCTACAATGCAGATACTACTACTATTTGTGCTTCTAGAGTAGCCAATGAAGGTATTGCTACTGCTTCTTGGATAGTTGATATAGAGAAGACAGTAAAATACCTCAAAGCGTTTAGTGATGAGATAACATTAACTGTTAGTGATTACCTAACTATTAGTAGTGATTCTGCTAATGCTAAAGTACCACTAGTTTCAGAACATCCACACAATGATTACATTGGTAGGATTGTAACGTTTACTAAAGATATGAGAAGTGATAATCCTTCGTGGGGTGAAGGCTTCCCTATCTTTGGTAAGACACAGTTTGAAGCAGAGATAGTAATATCAGAAGATGAAATTAAAAGAGCAAGTTCTGCATGTGATGTAGTTAATATTGCTAGATATAAGTTCAACTTTGATGATGAAGTATTAACAATGTCGAGTACTAAAACAATGAACGAGACTATTGATACTAACGTAGAGTACACTATTGCAGAAGGCGATAGTGCTACTGTTGAGTTTAATGGACAGTTTGCAAAGTTCTTGAATGGTGCAGTTAGACTGTACCTCAAGGATGATGCTCCTGTTCTTTTCGTAACAACAAACAGACTACTGTTGAAAGCACCTTACCTTAACAGGTGATTATATGGATGAAAGAATAAAGTTATTTTGGCTTCAAACTAATGGAACTGGAATGTTAGACCATAACGATTTTAATTTAGAAGAGGAATAAAAATGATAATATGTAAAACAGAAAATGGAATAGGATTAAGGTGGAGAGAAGGAGATGAGATACAAAGTAAGATTGTGTCTCACTCCGACTTTCAACCTTACATGTATGTACTTAGCGACCTTATTCCTGTCGGAGCGACTGATTTTAGTTTTAAGTGTAAAGACACTCATGGTTCTTTTAACATCAAAGTAAACTTTACCCCAAGTGGTGGTGAAGTTAGCCTTGAAAAAAGACCATTACATAAAGTAACTTGGACACCTAATAATCCTAAATATTCTAAAGATGTTAGGATTGCTTTAGAGGCTAATAACATTAAAACGTTTGAAGCAGATGTACCTTATCATTACAGATATGCAGTTGATGAAATAAAAGAAATACCTGAGCAAAACTTGCGTAGATGGTATTGGGATATGGAATGGCAACAAGGTGGTAGGTATGATGAGTATATTACTTGTATTGTCATCTATGATAATTATGATGATGAATATCATGTCTTCGCTTGGTATCCTGAAGAGGGTAAAAATATAGTATTGAAAGACAATGATAATTTTATCCTACATAGATATAATAGTGAACACAATATGCTTACAGGTTTCTTAGCATTCGCTATGGATAAAGAACCTGATATGCTTATCTCTTGGTTCGGATGGAAGTTCGATATACCAAAGTTGTTTACTAGAATGGTTCATCATAATATTGACCCAAGACTACTATCACCTTTTGATGAGATAACTGGTATTGGTTGGAAAAGAAATAAGCCTACTATTTGGAAGTCTAGAGTAGAAGGTTACTCTCCTGTAACTCAACCAATCAAGGGAATGATTACAGTAGCATTAGATTTGATTTTTGAAAGACAATGGAATGATGCTCAACGTGGAACATTACCTTCTCTTTCATTAGATTACGTTTCTGAGAATGTACTTGGTGATGTCAAATTAGTTAGCGAAAAGTTTCCTGACAAGAATGAGTTTTTCAGAAGAGCATGGTTAGAAGATGCAGATACATATCTTGAATATGCTTTCAAGGATGTAGAGTTAATCAAAAGAATTGATGAAGAAAACCACTGTATTGATGCAGTTCTTTCTTTACAGAGACTTTTGAAAGCACCGTTTGATGCATGTTTCTATGCTAGTAACATGGGTGGTATATATTTCATGCGTAATGCTTGGTGGAAAGCCCCTACTGGAGAGAAAGGTGAACGTAAGGAGTATGAGGGGGCAATGATATACAATCCCCTCAGTGAAGGTACAAATGGCCTTCATCGGAACGTTGCTGCTTTTGATTTTGCAGGGCTATATCCTTCAATGATAATTTCACGGAATATATCTTGGGAAACTATTTCGGAAGAACCAACAGACTTTGCAGTTAACTTAGCAATACCTAGAGATTTTAGTGAAGTCAAAAGAGAAGAGATGATGTATTTCAAAACAGATGAGTTAGGTTTACTACCTAAAGCAGTACTTGACTTGAAAGAGTTAAGAGACGAATATAAAAAGAAGATGAAACAGGCAACATCCAAAGATGAATATGCCAAGTGGAATAACAATCAGTTAGCAGTAAAACGGCTTTCTGCGTCTTTCTACGGGATAATTGCGTATCAAGGATTTGGTTGGGCTAATGTTGATTTGGCTGCTAGTATAACTGCTAGTGCTAGAGAAGCAATAAGGGCTGCCGCGTTTAAAGTGAGGGATATGAATGCCAATTAAAACCGCAAAGATAGATGTAGAACAACTACAAGAAGAAGTTGAAGAAATAAATAGAAAGATGATAGAAGAGTTTGCTCCATCTAGAACCGAAAAAATGATAATGAAAGCATATGTTTTACTTGATGATGTTTATGTTATTCTAAAGTATCTTGCAGTAGGTGTATTCTTCTATGGTTTAATATCTCTATTGCAGGATGTGAATATAATATGAAAGTAGTTTATGGACATACAGATTCTATCTACGTTAAGATGGAAGATGATAGTGTTGAGAAAGCACAACTAGTATTAGATGAGTTGAACGAACACGTTAGAGAAATATTTCCTAATGTTCTAGGTTTAGACGAACATCCTGTAACTCTTGAGTTTGAGAAGTTCTTCAAGACTCTAGGTGTAGGATGTAAGAAAAACAGAAACGCAGGGTTAATCTCATGGAAAGATGGTGAGTACCTAGATGATTTGGAGTTTACTATGACTGGTTTTACTGCAAAGAGAGTGGCAATAACTCCTCTAGCAAAGAAGATTCAGTTAGAAGTTTTAGATAGATGGGTAAAGGAAGAAACAGAAGAAGAGATAACTAACTACTTACACAATGAATACTATAATGTTGTCAATGGTAATATTGATATCTCAATGTTAGCACAACGTAGTAGATTTAGAGAAGAAAGATTCTTAGTGAAATGTAAGACTTGTATAAGAAACTTCAACAAACATACGAAGTATCATTTACATGAACTTGCTAATATTACAATAGGGAAAAAATACCCTTGTTGTAATAAACCTGAGTTCATAACTTTGAAAGGAAAAAGACCAACAATAGGTTCAGGCATTGAAGGTGTGTTATATCATAACACAAAGAATCCTGATAACATGATTGATGATTCATATCTGTATCTAAGAATTAGAGACATACATGATACTTACTTTCATCCGTTAAACAGGAATGATGTCATACCTAACTATGTTTCTGCAATGACTCAAAAGGATTTACTTGAGTACACTCCTGATTACAACCATTATGCTAGTTCTATAATTAGCAAAGCAGAGCCTATTTACGAAGCAATGGGTTGGGATATATCACAAATCTACCGTGATAGGAAACAAAGCAGTATGGAGGATTGGTTTTGAAAAGCAGATTGTATAGAGGTTTATCTTGGTCGAACAAACGTCGAGTAGACAGGCTAGTTGCATTATACAATAAATACTTTAACAAGGAAAAGATAGAAGAAACAGAAGAAGTAGTTGAGTTAACAGAAGACTTTGTAGCAAAGACTGTTTTATTCAATGAGCCAAAATATGTAATAGGGTATTCTGTTTATGTAGAAAAGGGAATGCCTAAAATGAATGTAATAGAAAAACCTCCACCTAAACATGGTAGAGATTGTAAATGTAATAAATGCATAATAGCAAATGTAGAAGAAGTAGAAAAAATAATTAAAAAGAGGAATAAAAATGAGTAGACCCGCAAGTAACACAAAAGAATACACATATCAATGGAATGCAGAAACATATGGAGATGATAGTCTTCCAATATTGAAGATAAGTAAATCTTCATTTGGTTCATTTCAATGGTGTCCTAAGAAGTATCAGTTCAATTATATTGAACAAAAACCACAAGACACAACAGAAGCAATGTACAAAGGAACTATTGCACACAATGCAAGAGAAGCATTCTTTGATGAGTTTGATATTTCCAAAGCAGAAAATATGACCCATGAAGAATTAACTAATTATTGTTATACTTTATTTCCATTAGATGAAATGAGTCCAATGTATGAAACAATAGCAACATACGAAGCAAAGAGATTCATGGATTCTAAGGAAGAAGGAACATTAGATAACTTTCTACCTGTAATTAATGAAGAAACTATTGACGCAAAGATTACAATAAGAAGAGAAGACTATCCTTCCATTAGACTAGAAAGAGATTATGTTGTTCACCTTCAAGGTATTATTGATAGAATGTTTCAGGAAGGAGAATCATATATTCCAATGGAACTTAAAACAGGTGCATGGAAAGAATACAAGAAAACTATGATGAGAAAGGAAATGGCTTTCTATAAACTTCTTTTTGAGAACTGTCCTGATGAGAGAATAGATGAACTAGGATTAACTAGAGATAATGCAATTACTCATTGGGCTTGGTATTATCCTGCTTCTAATCATATGTATGTAGAAGAGGCTAAGAAGTCTAGTGAAACCGCAGTATTGAAGGGGATTGCTAATTTGATTCATGCTTACGAAAGAAACATATTTCCCACTAAATATAGTGCTAGAACATGTCCAACATGTAGTTACTATTCAATATGCGATACTGCTAGTGAAGATGGGTGGTTATAATGAAATGGGTTATTCGTATAATATATTTCATAGGCACAGTATCTACTATGGTTAAAAGGTGGAGAAAATGAAGTGGAAAGAATACTTTAGAAGAAAAAAAGAATATAGAGAGAGGAATAAAAAATGAATTGGAAGGATATAATAAAAGACAAAGAAGGGGAAGAAAATATGTGGGAAAAATGGATGTCTAATGACGGACAAGCCACAGGCAAAGCCCACATAACAAGATATAACGACAAGCCTATGTGGATGATAGATGAGTTCGGTATAGAAAATACTGGTATGGGAGAAGGTCAAAAATATTTAGAAGATTTTTTAGAACACTTAGAATCTCTTTTTCTAACAGGAGACATGGCATTAGTAGGCTCTATGGCTAGTAAAGCAGTTTCGTTTTGGGAAAGAATGGAAGCAGAAGGTTTAGTGATAGTATGAAAGATAAAGTAAAACAAATACTAAGTTCTAGAGAATGGACTTTTGCTGATTTAACTAATATGAATCAGTTAGTGAAAGACTTTTCAGAAGAAATATATACTCAGTTAGATGCTAAGGAAAAATTAACTATTGTATGGGAAGAAGAGATATTTCAAAAAACAATTCGATTTGGAAGTTTCTTTCAGAACCTAGTAATAGAACAAATACAATTAGAAGTAGCAAGCATACTTCAAGAACAACTACTGAATGCAAATGTAAACTTTGGTAATAATAAAAATGAGGAGGATGAAACAAATGAGGTTTCCGAGAGTAGTGTGGGCGGGGAGTCATCTCCCGAACGCTCCGCAGATGAGAAGAAGAGTAGTAAAAACAAAAAGTGAATATATTGATTGGTTTAACCAATACAATGGTAAAATGAATTGTTATACTACTGTATATGATTTTGAAGATATTAATGACAATACTCAGATTGATTCTTCTGTTATTCTTGACAGAATGTTTCTAGATTTTGATGCTCACGATAAACCACTAGAATTAGCACACCAAGACTTTGTATCAGTTGCTAAAAGGCTAGAAGAACAAGACATCTTGTTCAGAAGTTATTTCAGTGGTAAGGGTTTCCATATCATTGCCAAAGGAGAACGAGTCACTGATATTAGAAGCATTCAACAGTATTATTCCGAATTGGCTAAAGATTATCCTACACTTGATAGGACTGGTATTCAGATAACTAGATTGCGTAGAATACCTAACTCTATGAATCTAAGTAGTACTTACGGTGATGATAAATCTTACTTCTGTATTCCTGTTAATTACAAGTTAGAAGATTTAGGTTTGATACTTGAAACTGCAAAGACCATGACTCCTATTGATATAGAATATGGTTCAAAGAAGATAGTATTCCCATCTGTTAAACCAATAGAAGTATCAGACATAGAAGTTGAAATGCCTAAGCCTATTGGTAAAATACCAATACTACCTTGTTTGAATAATGCTATTATGGTTGANAACCCTAGTCATTATGCTAGAGTATATCTTATTCAGTGGTATAGAGATTTACTTAGTGGTAGAGAAAGAAATCTACCATTAGAACAACAACAAGAAATAATTAATACTATTATGTCTGAATTGGAAACTATTGCTAGTAAAGATGAGATATGGTTAGATTGGGATGAGCATGTTACTAGAAAGTACGTTACAGGAATAGTTTCAAAGGGTTATCATGCCCCTAGTTGTAAGACACTTATACCTCAAGGGTATTGTATCGGTAAATGTTGGAGGTATTGTGAATGAAACTAATAATAGATAGTAGAGAAAACTCGGAACTAACAGAGAAAGTAATTGAAAAGGCTCAAGAATATAATATTCAATATGAAAAGCAATTCATAGAGATTGGAGATTATGTTTTCAATGACGTTTGTTTTGAGGCTAAATCATCCTTTGATTTCCTTCAATCTATTGTAAATAATAGGTTATGGAATCAAATGGATAACATGGATAGAGCCTTTACAAATAACTTAGTTATTGTTTACGGTTCTTTTGATTCTGCATTTAGAAAACATTCTGATTACAGTAAGTCAACAATGAACAAAGCAACTCAAAGAGTTATACTAAAGAAAAAGTTCTATGGTGCAATGGGTAAAATTATACTCGACACTGACTGTTCTTTACTTTGGTTTAAGGATGCATTAACTGCGGCTGACATGATAGCAGTTGTTTGTAAGATGCAACCACATGATAGGGAAGTTTATACTCCCAAACTAGTAAAAAAGAGAAAAATTAGTACCGCAGACTTGCGACTTGATGTACTAACCATGATAAAGGGACTAAGTGAGAAAAAAGCAAAGATGCTTTTAGATGAGTTCGGTTCTATCATGGAAATAGGAGAAGCAACGTCTAATGAATTGTGTGCATTAGATGGAATAGGTAGTGTATTAGCAAAAAGAATACATGACACACTAAATAAAGAAGAAAAAATGGAGTTATAATATGAATAGTAAAAGAGAAGATGAATTGACAATAGATAATCCTGAATTGGAAGCAGAAATAGACAGAATGTACTACGAATCTTTAGAAGAAGGTAAAGAGTACACTAAAACTAGTAAAATACCTAAAGTTGTAGAGAAATATGTAACAAGTGCAGTAGAAGTTTCATTAAATAACGAAGTTCCTGCAATGTTATCATATTACAATCTGTTAGGACAGATATGCAAAGAGTTTGTTTGTATTCCATCAGGAAGAAGAAGGATAGATACTAGATTACAAGTAATTGTTATGCAAACTAGTGGTACTGGTAAGACAGAACTGTATAATTTTTATGGGCCAATAGCAAAAGAAGTGTTTAAGCAGTTAAATGAAAGGTATCCGGTAGAATCTAGAGACGATGTAGTAGGAGAGTATGGCTGGCAAAACGTTAGAACAGGAACTAGGTTTTCTGTTGCTGAGATTAAAGACACTACGGATGCAGGTTTAATTGGTTCTATGGGAACAGAAGAACAAGTTGTAGTTGACGATGAAACAGGTAGAGAGCGAAGAGTAGAAGTTCCTGTACAAATATATGGTGAATTAGAAGGTGGTGGTTTACTAGTTTATGATGAGTTTGCAGACTCAGGAATATTCAAACAAAGCCAACATCAGAACAAAGTTGTTT